TCTCGTCTGTTACTTCAATTAAAATTTTATTTAAAACATCTACGTAATCGTAGTAGTTGTTGTTAAGTAAAACTTTACAAATTTCTTTTTGCTGCGTGGTAGTTATATTTTTAATATGTATTTCTCGATTTAATGAAGATACATATAATTTACTTGCAAAATACATTTGCAATACTTTATTCAATTTTAGTTAAAAATCTATCTGCTATTATTAGCTAGAGCTGCAATCTACGCAATGTTGCTTTTATCACCACTAATTGCTTTCCAGTCTGGTTGTTGTGATTGAGAATTAAACCATTCTTGCCATTGCTTGCTTGCATTAGCAGGAAACGGTTGAAGGGGTAGCTGAGAAGATTGAGAGGGCTGTGGCTGTTCAAACACTCCCTGGGATTGAAGCTGTTGCGATACTCTTAAACTTTCATTTTTAACCGTATAATTAGAGTATAAAAATTTTGCAGATCTTGTAATAAAGCCGTCCCCTGCTTGAGTGTATTCTTGTGTATTAACATCAATAGGAATAACATCATTAAAAGTAAAAGATTTGCGTTTTACTAAATTTTGCCCTGGAGGGGTTTTACCATAAAAAATAGCTTCAATTGTACCTTTTATGCTGTTAGGCCGAGCTACAGAACCTAAATACCCTCCTAAAATGCTCCATGGCCGTATTACAATATCCATAAACGAATCGTTTGTTTCAGCAAAAGCAATAGATACTTCTGATACAGGTGTTCTGTGAGAAATAACGTTAGGAAAAAGTAACCCCTGCTGAGGAAAATTTACGCCTACGTTCTCTATTTTTTCTCCAGGTATATTAATACTTCGAGCAAAAAAACACCCATACATAAAATCTTCATTTTGTTTGCTTTGATACAACTCACTTGTTAGATTTTTATATACATTTATATTGTAACCAGTCCAGGGGTTTGCATCATATCCTTTAATAAACTCTTCTATTTTTCCGGGTAAGCTTCTTGGAAATGTAATAACAATCACCCAGAAAGCCTGTAAAGGTACAGCACCAGGCCAAGTAGATAGTTTTTCAAAAAAATCTTCAACAAATCCTTTTGCAGTAGACCCGTCAGCAGGCACCCCTGGAAGATTTTCTCCTAAGTTAGGGTTTCCTTCATTAGGATAATCAGGGGGAGGGGTTAGTGAATCAGGGTTTAAATCTTCAGGATAAAGAACAAGTTCTGCACCAGGTAAAGGTGTATTCGCAAAACGTGAGGGATTTACAAAATCAGGAGGAGAAGTACGATGCTTCCCAGATAATATTTCAGTACGAGAGGGTGATGACGAACTAGGTGCTGGTTCAGGGTTTTTTTCAGCATAGTTTTCTGCGTATGTATTAAGAACCGGGGCTTTTCCGTACGCTACCCTCTTATCATAGTTAAGTGGGGAGCCTGGTTCAAGAGCAAATGGAGTGTATGAATTTGAGGCATTGGGGGTGTCAGGCACTTCAGGTATATCGTTTTTTGATAATATTCCAAAACGAGAGGGAGATGACGTGTCGGCGTCTGGTGATGCTGGTGTTTTTTTTGAACTGTCACTCTGGGAAAATGCAAATTCAGCAACTGCAGATCTTTTTGACTCTTTACTGTTAAAGTCTAAATTAAGATACGGGTCTGATACAAACACTCCTTTTTCTTTAGCCATATAAAATATTTACGCCGATGTCTGACTTTATACAAACATCGGCGTAAGATTGATTAAGTATTATTTTTTTAATTAGTCTGCAGCACTAACACTAGCATCTCCGGGCTGAGCAGGAGCTGCAGTACTACTCGTGCCTATATTTCTCCAATACTGATACGCTAATGTAGCATTCATAGTAACAACCGCCCCGTTACCAGTTATGTTATATGATATATCCCCTGTATTAGTTACAAACGCACCGACCAACTTTATTCTCTTTCTTGGGTTACCTAGATTGTCAAGGGACAATAAATCAACCTCATGAACAGCACTAGGGTTTGGTATGTTAGAGCCTTTGCTAGTTATATCGTTAAATATACCATAAGACCAATCTTCTAGAAGATTACGCAATTTTAATGTTTCATCACATCTAAAAGTTACTGACCACCCTGCATTGCTGTTATAGTTAGCTGCACCCGGTACTTGAAAATTTAACCCCATAAACGGTACACCTATAGCAGTTATTGTTCTCCCTGGCATAGTTGCAGTAGTAATGTAAAGCAAATCACTTGGGTCAGCAATCCAGTTGCCAAATTTAAGCACTCTAAATTGATAGTCCCGCGCAAAGCCTTGCTGTACCGCTTTTTGATAAAAATTTTCTATTCCTAATTCTGATAAAACGCTCATATATAATATTTATTCTTTCTATTTACATTAGCCGAGAAACTCACTAAAGTTCTGGTCAGTGCGTGTTGCGTAGAAGTTAACTAATATAAATTCTGCAGTACGTACAGGTTTAATATAAATATCAATCACTAACTCATTATTGTCTATAGTAAACGCTGTGTTGTTGCTTTCATCACAAACAATCTTGTAGTCGTATACACCGCTATTTTTCTTTGCGTATTCATACAGCGGAGTTAAAACAGAAACTACACGGGCTCTTGTAAAAAAAGTATTAGCTTCAAACACAAAATACTTTGCAGTACTATTAGTAGCTTTTTCTAGATATAAGAAAGTTCTACGAACATTTAAGCGATCAAAAGCTGATGGTCTACCAAGCAGCGTTTTTTGACCGTATATAACTATGCCTTCTGATGGAAATGTTGTAATAGAGTTCATACGAATCTTATACAACAAGTCTCTTTGACGCTGAGGAGGAGATACTGCTGTGTCACCTACACCTGAAATTACCCCGCGTGTAAACCCGGCCGGTGCTTCAAAAGGTGAAGTGTTTTGAATAGTAGCAGCTATAACACCTGAAGGAGGAATCCATATATCTCTTTTAAGAGAGTAATCTGAAACTTTAAACCACTCAGGGTAAACTGCTGCATAGCTTGTAGAGAATTTTTCATACAAATTATACAAAGGCCAATAAAGTTCTTCTGAGAAGTTAAAAGCACCAAGACTTGAAATTTTATTTCTATCTACTTTTTTACCGTTTCTTCCTTCGACAAAAATATGTCTGAGCGGATCAGAGATATGAATATGATCTTTTCTTGTGTCTGTTGCAAACTCTATATATAATCCTGCAATAATATTATGTGCTCCAACTATAATACTCTTAAAAGAAGCATTAGTGGGTACTTTACCCCACAAATCTTTTACCGTCGGTGCATTTGCTGCAGTTGGGTTTTTCTTTGATGCACCAAGTGGTTCCTCATCATTAAAAGATGTATCAACTAAATTTGACGCAATAGCATCTTCCATATTAGCAGCATCTACGTCATAATTTTTAGCGGCTATACTAGTCCAAATAGTGCTTAACCCTGCATCGCAAGTAACATCTAAAGGATACTCATCAGACGCTGCAATTAATCTTAATGCAGCGTCTACCTTACCAGGCACATACCCTAAACTCTTAGTTTGGTTTTTATTAATAGTAGTATACGTACCGAGAGAATATAAGTTTTTAGCTTTTGCAGACACTCTAACTTTTTTAATGTTAGAAACAATTGTAGTAGAAGTATCTTCCCAGTCTTGGTGAGACAGGACGGGGTTTATATATACAGATATATAAGGAGATTTTTGATTAATTACATTTTCAATAAACACAGACTTAGGAGAGCCTCCCAAATTATCGGTTCTTTCTTTACTATAATTGAGAGAGCCTGTATAAGCTTCTAATAAAGTATCAGCTAACTTAGTGTCTGTTGTATCATAAGAAGCTCTAGATAAGCTAAATAAACCAACAATTAATGAATCTTGATATTCATTTTTTTCAAATTGATAGCTTTGTGGTGTTTTAAGTATAATTTCAGAAATAGTGTCCTGAATACCTACCGACATATAATTTTGAGATAACTTAAATGTAAATCTTTGTGGGTCTGCAGCAAGCCAAGTATTATATCCAAAATAGTTATGTACTGCGCCTGGAGTGCCTGTATTAATGTCTCCGTCTGCATGAGGGACAAACCCCCAAGACTTATTTGAAGCTACATCCATTACTTTTACACCTGTAACACATGAATAACCTAGACTTGGGTTTGCTTCTGAGTTGTCTGCAAGACCAATATACATACCCTCAAACAAATTGTTAATAGCAGAGTCGCTATCATTTGTAACAATTAAGCCTATAGGCATATTAGAAAACTCATCATCATTACCATAACCGCGTGTGTTTCTCAAATCTACTGTATATGACCAATCAAAACTATTTTGTTTAATTGCATCGTATTCGTCTCGAGTAACGACTAAATTAATAGGCTCTTGTAGTGTATATGTAGTGCTTGCAGTTATGTCATAAATACCGTTAACATCGTCTGTTTCATTTGTAATAAGTGGGTATGCTAGAACACTATGAGAAACAATCTTATTACCAGGTGTAGGCAAAGCTGGTGGGTCATATGGCAGTCTTGTAATGAGAAGACTTGAATTAGTTTTAACTAATATTTGTCGAGCACTTTGATATAGATATCTTTCAGCAGAATTTGTAGGAGAACCAAACATACCTTCATATTCTGTAATTGAAGTTACATATGTAGGGGTATAAGAAGGCCCTTTAGCTGCAAATCCAGCCATATATACTGTGCTGTTGTTAGGTTGACGAACATTTAATGTTAAGTCAATTTCGTTAAATTGTACACCAGGTGATGCGATTACGTTACTCATAGTTTAAAACCTTTTAATTATTTATATTTTTTGTAGTATGTATTTGTGTTTTTACTGGGCCTTATAAATACTACATAACTACTTATATTTTTAAGACCTAATAATAAATAATTTTATGTCAATTAAAACTACCGATCGATTTTCTCTAGCAGAAGCATACACTCAAGTACAAGATTGTGAGTGCCAGCATGCTGCAGCACAACAAGATATTAATAATTCTTCTGAAGAGCGTATTGATATGATCTTAAACAATTTAGTAAATTTAAATAATAAAGCAGCAAGTCTAGTAAAAACTATACAAAATGCTGTAGATAGCGGGGAAGATATAGATGAATGGGCTTCTGAAAAAATTGCGGTTGCTGCTAGTATGATTGGGGGCGTTAGTGATTATTTTGCAAAATTTAGTAATTCTACAAATACACGAGGATTAAAACTTGAACCTACGACAACAGCCATTAACATACCATTAAACACCAATATGCCGCCTATGTCTATTTCAATCTAATATGAAAAACTTATTTGACTCTTATATTATTGATGTTCTTACACAACTAACTGAAGACGTAAGTAACATTACACCTGACATTGTAAATAGTTTTAAAGATGTTCTTAAACCTTTAGCTAATAATCAGAACATAGATGCAAACACTAATCCAAGTATCGATAAAAACAGATTAGCAGCTGCAATAAATGCTGGCATCATTAATCAAAACAATGACGGTACGCACACTGTTAGTGATGCAGCAATTGCTCATATCAGCCCTGAAGACCCTGATATTGGCGGAAAATTTACACCGACGCAGCAAGCAGCAGGACAACCTGCACCAATAGCAGCTCCTCTAAAAACTCAATCCTCCTCAGCTACTACTCAAAAGACTGCGCAGCCCCAGCAAGCAGCTTCCACATCTACAAATAATGCAGGTGTTGTATCGAATGTATACAGCCCAAATAAAAGATAATGTCAAAAAAAACTAAAATTAAAATGGAACTTTCTTCTTCTACCGAACTAGAAGATAAGTTTAAAACTCCGTATGTTTATCAGCGCGATAAAGTTAATTATGATTTTGCAATTAAAGAATTGCCATGGACAGAAAAACAAAAACAATTAATAGAGCTAGGTTTAGATAAAAATGTTAAATGTATTTTTATTAAAGGACCGGCCGGCAGCTCTAAAACACTAACAGCGGTATATTTAGCGTTGCAGTTGCTGCGTATGAAAAAAATGTCAGACATAATTTTTATACGCTCTGCAGTTGAATCTGCAGATAGTAAATTGGGGTATTTGCCTGGTTCTATTGATGAAAAGCTTGAAGCTTACATGATACCTTTCATGGAAAAGCTTGAAGAGCTTTTACAAGCTAATGACAGATTTAAACTTAAAAACGATGGTAGGTTTTCAACTACCCCAGTAAACTATATTCGAGGGCTACACTGGCCAGCTAAATGCATTATTGTTGATGAGTGTCAATCAATAACATTAAAAGAACTAATTACAACGGTAACACGTATTGGTCAATTTTCAAAACTTTTTCTGCTCGGCGACCCTAAGCAGTCTGATTTACCGGTTGGTAAGTCAGGTGGGTTTGAGACTTTATATGATCTCTTTAATGATGAAGAAAGTAAAGCACAAGGCATTTATACATTTGAATTTACAGAAGAAGATATTGTTCGTTCTGATTTTGTTAAATTTATTGTTAAAAAGTTAGAAAAAATACATCAAAAACTGCCAGGTTAAAATATGAAAACTCACGTACCATGGTCAGAAATACACACTGCTTGTGATAATATAGCCCGGCAAGCTACAGTAATAGGTGTACCTGACTGTATAGTAGCTATTAGCCGTGGAGGTCTTATCCCTGCTCGGTTAGTAGCAGAGAATTTAAACATAAAGCATATTTATAGTTTTGGTTTAACTTCTTACAATGACGATAATAAACAGCAACAAATACAGATATATCAAAATCCGTTGCGTTATATTAAAAAGATGAAGCATAAAGCAGCTTTAATAGTAGATGAAATTGCTGATAGCGGTAATACTTTTAAATATCTATCTAAGTTATGGCTTAAAAGTGATACAGGTTCTTCTTGCTCGTGCATTTTTTCAGCAATGTATGTAAAAGAACATTGTCAGATGGAACCCTCCATTTATCATAAAAAAATCACAGATAAAAAATGGCTTGTCTTTCCCTGGGAAGCTAAATATTGGCATAATGAAAAATCGCACCTTGACTGAAGTATACGGTAATCTGTACAGACCGCGGCCAAAATTTAGTGACTTTATACCTCATAAAGATCAGCTTATCATAATAGAGCGTAAATCTCCATTAGAAGAAGTACAGCAACAGAAAAGCGTAAAGTTATATAATGATATAGCAGCAGCTGCAGACGGTCTGTTAAAAGCAGATCAAAGACCAGCATCAAATACACTCGCTTATTTTAAAAGAAAAGGTGCGCGGCTAGCACTCACAGAATTAGGAAAACAGCAAACACCCGAATCATATAACTTTGATTTTGTTAAGCAAATGGCAGAAACTATTGGTGCAACTGTGGAAGATACATTTGGTATACCCCCGACAAAGCAAGAAAGACTTCTTAAAAAAACAGGCAAACACTTATCTTTAAGTTCAAAATTTAATACTTATTATGTAACTAAAGACAGTATAACTATACCGCTAGTAATGTGTACTACTGTAAATAAAGGTCTTGAATTAGAGCAAAATTTAGTTGCTGATTTTCAAGAACAGCTTGATGGTGAACTGCAGTCTGGTGGTTTATTAGAAGCTTTATTAATTAAATTTAAGTTAGAAAAAAGATATAAAGATGTTCAAATTAAATTTGATGCTGGTAAGAGCGAAAAAAGAACTATAGGTACCGGGGAAGATCACATAGTTGATGTTGGCAAAAAAATTGCTGACTATACATTTATTGATACAAAAAAGAATAAAGAGTATTATATATCGCTTAAAAATGTTGACGGCAATACGTTTGCAAACAAAGGTATCTCAGGAGTTTTCAAAGAAACTACAACAATAGACCCTATTACAAATAATCAAACAATTACAGTTTCTGTCGGCAACAATACAGTACTAGATTCATATTTTGCTGCTATTACAGGGAGTAAAGATGAAATTAAAGATAGAATATGTCAAGGATTAGAAGAATATGCTCAGGGAATAATGGAAGATTCTTCTGAACCTATAACAACATTACCTCATTATTTTGGTAATATATCTGCTACATCTGCTCTACGAAAATTTATTCAGACTACAATTAAATCTGGTTTAGGTTATGGTTATTATTATCTCAAAGAAAAAAACAAAACAGAATATATTTTTATTGATATAACAACTAAAGATAAATTAGATAAATTTGTAGAAGAAAATATTCAAATTGAAAATGTATCAATACAATTTCCTTACTACTTAAATAGTAAAAAAGCGTCAAAAATATTTGCTTTACAAATAAACACAAAAGGTGGCAGCATTTATAAAGCAGACATAAGAACAAAAAATGCTAGTAAGTTTGTACCGTCAGAGTTTTTATTATCGGTGTCTAAATTTGAAGCTAATCCAAAAGATAAAAAAGAAATGATATTAACTATTATTCCTTCTGCTAAAGCAGCTCAAGCAGCTAGCAAACCTAACAAAAAGAAATAAGTATATATTATGAGCGTAACACCCGAAGAAATTCATAGAATTTCCCCTTATCAAGAAGTAACTCCTAGCGTACAAGCTTGTACTCATTGCGGAGCACACACCAGACCAAAAATTCAAAACAAACCTACATCTGATCCAAACCACACTATCCAAGAAGCCCATTGGATTTGCGGTCGCTGTAATAACAGATTTCTAATTGGTCGGGTACGTAGATAGTATGAGCAAAGCTCTTGAGCAGTTTGAAGAGATGTACGACCTTATAAATGAAATATCAGGTAACTATCCTCCTGCTTCTGGCGCTATAGCTGCAACCAGTGACCCTGCAAGAAAAGATTTTGGACCAGCTTCTGGCGGTAATGGTTACCCCGTATCTCAAAATAAAGGTATATTAGACCCGTATCAGTCTCACCCCGACTCAACGTCTCCTGACCCAGTACGACCTGCCCACTTACCTTATCCACTAGAAACAGTTAACGATTTTCTAGCTGATAGTGTTATACATCTTACAGCGGCTTTAAATCAAATGAGAATGGCTACTGATCCTGGCTCAGTTATTGATCCTGTTTTTCGATCTGAAATTAAAAAATTAAGAGCTGAAGGTCTTCACGCTCTTAACATTATTAAAAAAATTGGTAAAAAATTAGAAATACCAGCAAATTTAAATTATTAAGCTTGCTATAATTAAATAGACCATATATTATACTGGTATATGCTTTTAAAACTTATAAAAAACGATCAAGCACAAAGCGTTTTTAAATCTTATTTGACTGTAATTTTTGTCTCGTCGTTGTGTGGATTGGCAGCACACCTTTGGGATAAATCTTTCTGGGCTGCATTTTGTTTGACAACTGCTCTTCAGTTTATAGTAGGATACGTGGTATCTGCTATAACAATTAATGGGTATAGAGCGAGTGTACATCTTGCAGAGCTTGACAAACTTGAAAAGTTATCAACAATTATTAATTGTGCATATTGTAACGCCTCTAACGTAATTACATTTCTTCCTGAAGAAGTACCATTAGTAAAATGTGACAAATGTAATAATACAAGTAATGTAAAATTACATTTTACTATTTCTCGACAAACATCAATAGCATCTAATAATGATATTGAGTCAATTCTCAAAGAACCTCAAAAAAACCATAACATTAAACTATAATATATATGCATATACTACAAACAGATCCCCCTACTAACGATACAATTAGCATCATTTGTAACCAAAAAAATAAAGAGTTGTATACATTAGCGCGTTGGGCAGCTTTACTCGAATCGGTAAATATGATTGCCGATAAAGCAGAAGAAAAACAAATTTCTTTTGATAGATTAGATCTTAAACCTCTTAAAATTCTAGAATATGTAGATGCAAGTAGCGACATTATTATGAGAAAATTACTTGAAGAAAAAGAAAAAACTGAACAGACAATTGCAAAAGCTTGCAGGTAAGTATAAATAATTTATATGTCTAACATAAATGCCTATCTACAAACTTTAGAAGAACAGACCATGGTCAAAGGTTCGAGAAAACCTGGCGATCTTGATGGTGCAAAAAACGCAACAATTAAGCCGCTTTCTGTAAAAGATGTAGCTAGTGCAGATGATTTAGAAGAACCAGAGCACTTACAAGGTGTAAAAAAAACAAAAACAACAAACGAAGAAAGAGTTAAATATAATACTATGAACAACAATAACGTATTCGAAAGCTTATACAAGAAAGCAATTCAAGAAGATTTTGACGAAACAACCGATGGTGGTTTCGGTGATGAAGGTTCCGCTGATATGGGCATGGGTGAGGATGAGGGAGAAGATTTTGGCGGAGAAGGGGAAGAAAATTATGACGAAGAAGGCCATGTAGGCAAAGTACAAGAAGTTGTACAACTTCTTCAACAAGCTCTCGATATTCTCACTCAGTTTGAAGGAGAAGAAGAAGAAGAGTATGAAGAGTATGAAGATGAAGACGGAGAAGATGAATTTGGTGGCGACGATCTTGGCGCTGAAGATGAAGAAGAACCCGTCTCTGAAGAAGAAGTACAATTTGGCCAAGCCAAGACTATCGGACACGCTCTTGTAAATCGCGAAAAATTTACAAAAGGTCAAGATAAAAAAGGTAACATGGTCGTTAAAGGTCATGCTTCTCATGTAGCTAAGAAAAAAGCTAGTGGAGAATATGGTAAAGGCATTAACGGAAAGCCTTCAAACTTCTCTGATGCGGGTGGAAAGAAAATGCAAAGCAAAGGTAATATGAAAGTACCTGGCCGCGCTTCTAACACCGGTAAATTTGCTTTTGAAGATTAAACATTAAATAAACAATTTCTCGTGTTGTTAAGAAAGCCATGCTTAGGTATGGCTTTCTTTTTTTATGTTTAAGTATAAATAATTGTATGCATTTTGACGACATAGTAGACAAGTACATACAGAAAAATTCTGATGTATTAGATATACCTAAAAACTCTCTCTGTCCAAACTTATTTTCTTTTCAAGAAGGTACTCCGCCAGTTTTGCTAGAATCAGTTAGATTACAGCTATTAAACGGCATTGAAAGAATAGCGCCGTATGTTAAGGTGAGAAAATACTATCTAACAGGAGAGGTGTTGCAATCTACCTCTCAGCCTAATAAGCATAGTGATGTAATAGTTATGATGGAATATTCTAATTATAATGACGATCCAACATCTCAGCATAGAGCTTTTGAGCAAACTAAAAAACTTAACGGGCAGTTTATAGATCGTACTTTACATAAGGTGTATTATCGTTTGTATAACAGCATGATAAGCCTATCTGACATTAACGGAGCTTATGATATACTAGCAAATAAATGGATTAAAGTACCTGAAATTGACGATGAAGACTTTGATACAAATAATTGAAAACGCTTTGCTTTCTGATTTTAAAGGGTTTAAAGACCCTACAGCAAAATCTAACAGAAAGTTTAATAATATTAAAGAGCCTACTTCTTTTGATAGACGACAGACATTTAAAAGAAGACACGGGTTAAATGCAAACGGCGATCTTATTAAAGCGTCTGTAATTCGTAAAGACACATCAGCTGCGTATAAAGCTCAGCACCCCGGGCAGTTTGGTGCACCGTCAGGTCGTAAAATTATATCTCCTATTCAAGCACAGCAAATGGTAGATAAAAAAGTTAATATAAACAATATTATTGCAAATAAAAACAACAATAGAAAAGTGCAAAGCTGGGGTATTAGTAACAGTCAAAAGAAGCGAGTAGAATATCACCCACATATTGGACCTAGAGGTACTTTTTTTGAAGTAACATAATGTATGAAAAATATTACTCTATCTACATATGTTAGTAACGGTGTTCAAACTAAGTATTTTGCTGCTGGTCTTAATATTGCAGATAACTCTTATGTTATTGTAATTGTGAGCAGCGAACAATTAACTGCAGCTGATTTTAACGTGCTTCCTGATTTTAATATACAGCTAAACGCAATTTACCCTAGAGGTACTTCAATTAGTATATATGCATTTGAAGAAGCTACTTATACTATCCCATCTACAAAAACAAATAATTTTACTACAATTGCTCAAACCGTTTACGTTGCAGATGGAGCTACTAGTTCTTTTGCAGGACCAGGTAATGCAAACTTTTATATAGTTGCTATTAATGGCTATATTGGAACTGAAGGTAGAGATTATGACCGTACCAATAATATTATACAGTTTACTAGACCAGTTTCTGCAAAAGCAATTATTGATATTACTACATTTACATACACCGCTGCTACAGATATTGTAGGTGGGGTGTCTGCAACAGACCATCTGCATAAAATAGACAGAGCAGAATTAACAGCTGACGGCATACATGACACTTTTAAAGCTGGTTCTATGACATCAAATAAATCAATCTATAGTTTGGTGTTTATTAATAAACTCAAAAAAGAACCAGGTATAGATTATATAGTATCTCACGGCCGCATAAAATTCAATCAAACGCCAACTGCAGGAGCAAATATAACAGTTATTTCTTTTAATAAAGCTGCTCCCTCATTAATACCTAAATCTCCTACTAGGGTAAGGTATCTAGATAAAGACGCAAACTTAAACGAACGCACACTGTACAGAAATTATTGGAGAGAGCAAATATCTCATTACGGTATGACAGTGAATTATTACACTAGTCTCACTAATACTGGCAATATGGATGTTATATATGGGGAAGCGCCTCTAGCGGGGTATTCAGAGCCTGTTGAATTAAATATTGCTATACAAATAGACACCGAGACCTCTATGTTTGCTAAATTTGGTGTAATGACAGACACAGATGCTACTTGCTACATACATCATGACGATTTTCAAGAAATCTTTGGATTAAGCAGTGAGCCTAAAACTGGAGATTTAATTGAATTAACTGAAATGGGAGTCGACCGGTTAAACTATCCAAATAGAGGGCCTCGCATAATGGAAATAACAGATAAAAGTGATGAAGTATCTAATACTACAAACAACCTAGCAGGTCATTATGTGTGGCAAATTAAGCTCAAGCGTTTTGACTATAGTAAAGAGTTTAGTATATTACCTGAGCTTGGCACTAAAGATAGCTCTTTCACGGGGGAGACCGTAGAAGGAGCTCTCAATCCAATTGAAGAATTGTCTCGTCAAGTATTTGATTATACTCAAAACACTTGTAGTAATGATAGTGTATACGGAGATTATTAATCTACTAAAGACAAAATATAATCTTCTGTTTCAGAGACAAGAGTATTAAGTGTATTGTTGTCTTGCATATAATACGAAACCATTAATTTAATTTCGTTTGAGAGATCAGGCGGAGTAAAAAGCTTGTATGTATCGTTCTTTTCATTAAACCATACAATTAAGCATTTGACTTTAAAGTCTGTATATTTTTCTACAATGTATTTGTACATATGCAGTTGTAGACCGTAAACGTTTAATTTTGTGTCTTCAAGATAAGATACTGGGCCTGTTAAGTATTTACCAAAAGAATTCTTTTCGGTAAATTTCTTGTTTGTCTTGTAATCTATAATATACAGATCATTTGTTGCTTGACACAGGGATAGATTGTCTATAGTACCGCAAATACGTGTGTCATTTATATCACCTACAACAAACTCTGATTTAAAGTGAATAAAATTATTATTATAATAATCATAAAATGATTCAAATTGCATAACAAGCTTAGCAATCTTAATCATAAATTCTTGAGTTTGGATTTCATCTCCCTTAAAGAATTGTAAAATTTCTTCTCTGTTTACTGGAATAATTTTATTGTGGAGATAATTATCAATGT